ATCAAGCTCAAGGGGCTATATCTACATTACGTAGATTAAAATTATTAAGGGATGAAGTAAATGGCTAGCGCTACAGAAAAACAAATGCAACTTTTTAATGATGATAATGTTTCAAAAATAAAAAATAAAGCAGAACAAGAATTAGATTCTGGATTAAAAGAAAAACGCAATATTAGAAAAGAACAATTTGATAAAATGACAGAAATGCTTACTTCTGGTAAAGTTAATGATATGTCATTAGAAGAAAAAGAAAAATTTGTTACTCTTTATAAAATGCTAAAACAACATCATAATTTTGCAGAAGGTGGACTGCTTGAAGACGGTGGTCTTATGGATGAAGGCGGCACAGTAGACCCTGTGTCTGGCAATGACGTGCCGCCCGGTTCTACGCAAGAAGAAGTGCGTGATGACATTCCAGCGCAGCTCAGTGAGGGAGAGTTTGTATTCCCCGCTGATGTTGTGCGTTACATTGGTCTAGGCAACTTGATGCGTATGCGGCAGGAAGCCAAGATGGGTTTGAAATTAATGGATGAAATGGGTCAGATGGGCAATAGCGATGAGGCCACTATTCCAGACGACATTCCATTTGATATAAATGACCTTGACACAGAAGATGAACCAGAGTATAATGTAGGCGGTTTTGTTCCTGCTGCACCACAACAGCAGCAGCAGTTTGGAATTGCAGGTTACACACCAGCACAACAGCCTACGACTGGATTTACCCAGCAGCAGCCTGTTCAAGCCGCATCACACTATAGCACCCGCCTCTGCTCCAGTTCCAACTATGCAGCAGTATACACCCGCTGAAATTCCTTCATTCCAACAATTTGTTGGCGGTGGCTTTGGGGAATATGACGAATTGCGTGAGTATCGCAATGAAGCGGGTCAAGTTATTCAAGTTCCGTTTAAAGACGGCCAACCGATTAGTCCTATTCCTGAAGGCTACAGCTATGTTGACCCAGAAGCTACGGCTACAGAAGAAGTAACCACGACACCTACGACTGTGGAAACAGCTACAGTTAGAGAGGACGATCCATCTGACCCACCTGAAACACCGGGAGGAGCCACTGTAGCATTTGGCGGTACTCTTAATAAGAGGGGCCGTGTAGATGGCGCATATCTTGGAAACATTTCCTATCAAGGATTAGATTTTGGTGAGGCGCGTTCCCGTGCTATGGGAGGTTTTGGACAGTTCTTTAGTGAAGATAACATAACTCCTCCTCTACCGGAGGGAGCAACTGCTATTATATCAAATCTAAAACTTCCTAAAGACCCCGGAGATATTCGACCTGCAGAGGTTATGAATGCACGACTTCAAGTTGACTCTAATTTTTTCAACAAAACAATTGCCAATACAAATGTGACAGATCGACGTGATTTAGAAGAGACAGTTGACTATATCAGAGATAAGTATAGTGATGATTTCTTAAATGATAGCGACAACATTATTAATGTTCAGCAAGAATTTAGGCAAATGCAAGCAGAAAAAGATGCTGAAGTAGCGCGTCAGCAATTGGATGAAGCGCGTAGAAAACAAGATCAGGAAGATGACTCTGGATTTGATGCCATTATTGACGCTGCTAGAAGGCAAGCTGAAGCAGATATAGCCAGAGATTATGGTGGTGACGATGACGATTTAGGTTTTGTAGATTCTTCCCCTAGTTCTAGTTCTGATAGAGAAGACAGAGAATCTGACGCAGCCGGTGCGCCACAAAGTTCATCGGGTGGGCCGGGACAATCTAGTTTCTCTGGAGGTCAAACAGACAGAGGAAGCGGCCCTACGGCTGGTGGATATGGTGGAACAGGGCGAGGACGTTCTGATTACGCAGAAGGCGGTCTAGCAGCAAAGAAAAAACCCAAAGCCAAAAAGATGAAGCAGGGTGGACTAGCTTCTAAAAAATAGTCCCGCATATGTTGGCTACCTAATCCCCCACCCCGGCGTGGCTACGGTTGGCCCCAACTTGGAGAAGTAAAATGGCAGAAACTGCTGAAATTATGGCTGAAGAAATGCAGTCACCAAAAAAAGTTGCGTTTGCAAATCGTAAATATACTAATGATGAAAAACGCCAGATGGAAGAAGAAGAACTTGAGCAGATGCTCAAAGAACAAAAAGGCGAGGTAGAAGAAACTACTGAACCGGAAGAAGAAGAGCCTACAAACGCAGAAGAAAAAACATTTAAGAAACGCTATTCTGATTTGCGTAGGCATCAACAAAAACAAGCAGAAGAATTTAAGACAGAACTTGCAGAACTAAAACGTCAACTAGCAGACGCTACAAAGAAAGAAATGCAACTGCCCAAGTCCGACGAGGATATCGAGACATGGGCAAAAGAATATCCTGACGTAGCCGCCATTGTTGAAACAATTGCGATGAAGAAAGCGAGTGAGCAATCAAGCGCACTTGAGGAACGCATTAAAGCGATTGACGAAATGCAACTGTCTGCAACTAAAGAGAAAGCAGAAGCAGCATTGATGCAAATGCATCCTGACTTTGATGAAATTCGGGACAGCGACAGTTTTCACGAGTGGGCTGAAGAACAGCCTAAATGGGTGCAAGATGCGCTTTATGAAAACGACAACGACGCACGTTCTGCTGCTAGGGCGATTGACCTCTACAAAGCTGATATGGGTATTGGTAAGAAGAAGCCCAAGTCAGACAAAGAAGCAGCCAAGTCTGTCTCTACAAAGAATAGTCGCAGTAAACCGCAAGAAAACGAAACCTCCTCGTACCTGAAAGAGTCGGAAGTACAGAAGATGTCGCCGCAAGAGTACGAGGCAAGGTCCGACGAAATCATGGAAGCTATCCGTTCAGGTAAGTTTCTTTATGATGTATCTGGTTCAGCCAGATAAAAAAAGTGTTGACAAGTAGTTATTTTTTCGTATAACTATAGTCATCAAAGGTGTAAGTGGGTTCGCTACCCGCTTACCCTAGTACGCAAACATTCTCAGTCTTATGGATTACCTGACGAGCATGGCCCGTTGACAAGCTGGGCGGCCACCTAGCTACGAGACGCACCCATAGTGAATCAGCCTCTGATTAGTCTGGTAAGTTTGCATCTGTTGAAATGCCAATAATAGGAGATTATATCATGGCTTTTACTACCGCAGCCGGGTATGGTAATCTTCCTAACGGTAATTTTTCGCCCGTAATTTACTCCAAACAGGTGCAACTTGCTTTCCGCAAGGCCGCTGTTTGTGAGGCAATCACCAATAACGACTACTTTGGTGAGATTGCACAAATGGGTGATTCCGTTAAGATTATCAAGGAACCCGAAATCACTGTGAAGGCTTACGCACGTGGTACGACTATCACGCCGCAAGACCTTGACGATGAAGACTTCAGCCTGACCATCGACAAAGCTAACTACTTTGCGTTTAAGGTTGACGACATTGAAGAGGCGCACAGCCACGTTAACTTCCAGTCTCTGGCAAGTGACCGTGCTGCTTACCGCCTTGCTGACCAGTTTGACCAAGACGTTCTTGGCTATCTGTGTGGCTTTAAGCAATCCGCAATTCATGGTAATGCAAACACCGCAAACGACGTTGTAAACGGCTCTAAGTCTGTTTCGACTGCCGGTTCGGACGAACTGCTTGCAAGCATGAAGCTGGATGGCAGCGACTTTAACGCTGGTTCCGGTGGCAACTCGATTGCCCTGACCCCGCGTAGCGGCAACTCTGCAGCACCTACTGCTGCTGGTAACGCTAACCCGCTGTCAGTGATTGCTCGTATGGGCCGTAAACTCGACCAGCAGAACGTGGACACCACGGGCCGCTGGCTTGTAGTTGACCCAGTATTTGCAGAACTTCTGAAGGATGAGGACTCTCGTCTGTTCAACGCCGACTTCGGTGGCAATGGTCTGCAAAACGGTCAGATGGCTGGAACCATTCATGGCTTCACCATCCACGTCTCCAACAACCTGCCGTCTGTCGGTTCTGGTCCTGCTACTGAAGCAGACACCAACTCGACCAACTACGGTGTGATTGTTGCTGGTCACTCGTCTGCTGTTGCAACTGCAGAGCAGATTAACAAGACCGAAACCTACCGCGACCCTGACAGCTTTGCTGACATCGTACGTGGTATGCACCTGTATGGCCGCAAGATTCTTCGCCCTGAAGCACTTGTTAACGCCATCTATAACGTCCGCTAAAGGGAGATTAGATTATGGCTACAATTACTGCTACTCTTGCTCCTGCTATGGGTAACTCCCAGCGTGGACGCAATCCGTACATGGTTGAGCAGGTCGTTGACCTTACTGCCAACAGCATTGCTCCGGGTGACGTAGTACAGTGTATCACTGTTCCTGCGAACACTAAGATTGTTGCTGCTGGTTTTCAGGTAACTTCTTCTGCTACCATGAATACTGGTACTGACGCAACCGCTACCCTTGGTACGGGTGCAGATGCTGACGAGTATGTAACCGCATTTGACATTGACGGTGCCGCTGATAATGCTTACGCACCCAGCGTTACTGTCTCTGCAGATGTAGTTCTTGCTTCGGCAGACACTCTGGACTTGACCCTTGCTGGTTCCGGTGCATCTTTCTCTGCTGGCGAGATTCGTGTCTACGCCATCATGATGGATGTAAGCGCACTTGGTGAAATGGAAGCCGCTGAAGTGGCCCGTGACCAAGCCTAAGTAACATGGGGGGCGGCAGAAGTCGCCCTCCTAACTTTTAAGGATTTCAGATGGCATATACCTACCTTGACATCACGAATGAAGTGCTTGCACGTTTTAACGAAGTTTCGCTTACGTCAGCTAACTTTGCTAACTCTCGTGGATTTCAGACACAGTGTAAGAACGCTGTGAACGATGCCATCAATTATATTTTCCAGCGTGAGTTTGGGTGGTCATTCAGCCATGCAGAACAAACTGAAACGCTTGTGGCTGGCACCACACGTTACTCAATTGGTGCTACAATATACAACGTGGATTATGAGACCTTCCGTATTTCAAAGGATGACTCTCTTGGTGTAGCGGGAACAACCCTACGCATTATGGACTATAACCAGTATGTCGATACACACATCGACCAAGAGACTACAAGTGATGTGGGTGCAGTTCCGCTGTATGTGTTCCGCACACCTGATAATAACTACGGTCTCTATCCGTATCCAGACAAAGCATACACACTCAAGTATGATGCATATGCAAGGCCGACTGCCCTCAGTGCTGCAACAGATGTACCCACTATTCCTGAACAATTCCGTCAGGTAATTGTGGACGGTGCGACTGCCTACGGTTATCAGTACCGTGGTGAGGCACAGCAGTATGGCATTAACTTTGCCCGGTTTGAAGAGGGCATCAAGCATATGCAGAGTTTGTTTATTAACAGGAACTATAGCTACGTGCGTTCCACATATATTCCGCAATCACAACGGTACGGTACTTCGGTATTTCCAACAGGGGGCTAACACATGGCTGACGAATCTGGACTTAGCCCTTATGTGTTTGCGTGTCAAGGTGGGCTTGTACTCGACCAGTCTACGTTTGCCATGCAGCCCGGTATGGCACTTGAACTGCAAAACTTTGAGCCAGACATTCGTGGTGGCTACAGACGCATTTCAGGCTACACTAAATGGAACAGCAACATTGTTCCGCAGGATGCTGCCTCTACCGAAAAGGTGCTGATGTCTGCGTACTTTAAGGGCAAGGTGATTGCCGCACGAGGTACAAAGATACATGAAGCTGGCAAGACAGGTAGCTGGACGCAGATTGACACAGGACGGACAGGTGCAGGAAAGTACACACACTTTCGCTACACACTAGCTGGCACAGAATTTATCGTATGGGCTGATGGCGCAAACAATGCTACCAAGTATGACGGAACTACAGTTACTGATATTAGTAGTAGCGCACCTGCAGACCCACAGTTCGTAACAGGATTTAAGGACGCACTGTTTTTTGCTGGCATGTCCAGCACACCGCAAGAGTTGGTCTTCACTGCACCGTTCACAGACGACGATTTTAGCACAGCTAACGGTGCTGGCACAATCAAGGTAGACAGTGACATCACTGGACTGTTCCCGTTTCGTGACCAACTGTATATCTTCTGTGAAGAA